TTTAAGATTGGCTGTACGATCTACTGCATAGGATGCTGATTTACTAAGATCAACTATCTTCCCATTGTTGTATATGGAAGTTATATCTGAGGCACTTAACTCTGCATTCCAAACTGCTACTTCGTCAATGTTGCCTTGAAATAATAATTCAGCATCTCCTTCTCCACCTATAACAAAATTGACACTATCATTGTCTAAACTTGCAGGGATAGAAGATGTATTCGTAGCCTCTAATGCTCCATCAACATATACTTTTAGTGAGGTGCTTGGTGTATATACAGCAGTTAAATGATGCCAACTACTATCATTTAAATTACTTGTTCCATTTACTTCTTTTTCAGCATCACCTCCTGTTACATTTAATCTAAATTTACCATTTGATTGTATTGCTAAATAAAAACACTTATTAGTACCATCATACTTAGTTATAAATCTTTGAGTTGATGTGCCTGTTTTTCTAACCCACGCTGATATAGTTAATGCACCTGTAATTTGCAAACCTGTAGGATTACCACAGTCTAAATAATCATTAGAACCATCGAAATTGAAGGAATGAGTTGAACTAAATGCTATCCAATTCTTCCATCTGGTCATAAATGAGCCAGAACCCCCATGTTTATGGAATAGTCTTGTATTTAAACTAGTGCCTGTACCTTCTGCCCAATTCCTCCATTTAGAGTTATTGGAAGTACCAGATGCACCTTCAGAATCTAAAAAATCCCCTAGATTAGTGTCTAACGATCCACCACTATCATCGTGGTCGTATTGTTCTTTTATCTTACTATTTATACTTTCTGGCATATTTTAAATCTTTATGTTAAGCAGGGGGGCAGTTGCCCACCCCCCATATTGATAAGTAAGCTGTTAAGCTGTGATCTGTGAGATCATTTCAACACCATAGCCATCTATGATTTCTGTAGAACCACAGAAACTAGATACCACAATGTTAGAGCGTAGGAAAGAACCTTCCCTGTACTCTTCAACTCTCATCATCTCACCTGCGTAACCGAATCCGATAGCATCCTGTACAAACACACCACCTTTTACAGATGATACAGTACCAGAACTAACAGTTGCAGTAAGCTCTGGTGATGAATGTATTGCAATACCTGCAATCCTAGAAACAAAACCACTTCTAGCACCTTCATCCTGTACACCAGAACCTGCAAACTGAGCCTGTGTAATAAGGTCATTATGAATACCATAAGTACCCCATATCTGTCTAGGCTCTAGTACAGCGTTTGGTTGTCCAGGAGCAGAGTTCTGCTTTAGATGTGCAAGACATTGAAATAAGTGATCTACATTAATTGTAGTTGTTGCACCACCTACAGCATTGCTAAAGTTGTCATAGTTAGCATTTACTAACGCATCTAACTTACTAGCCATTGCATTCCCTGCCAATGCACCTGCATTTGCATATACATCATCAGCGTTTGATAGTTTAGCCTCATCATAGATAGGTAGCATTACACTATACATATCTAAGGTGATTGTTTTCTTCTCAGAATCCAAAGCAGTAGAAGGTGTTACTGTACCCTCTGCTGTGTTAGCCACATCTGCCGATGTTACCTTATTACTACCTGCGTTATAAGCCATGAATGTAATCTGGTCTGCTTTTGGTTCACTTTTTTGCTTTACCAAAGGCACAGATACACTTGCCTCACTAAATTTCAGAATAGCCTCTGCCTCAATGACTTCTAATAAGCCACCTGCGTAATTCCCACTATCTCCTGTTGCCATTATTTACTCCGTTTCTTTCCAAATATAGAATCCCATCTATCTTGAGAAATATGAGAGAAGGTAGACCTTATATCAGAAAAGGGTACTTTTTCATGTCCTACAGACATTCTAAAGCCTTCCTCATAAGGTACTTCTTCATTACCTACCATATAGATATGTTCCTTATCTTTTGTAATCGCAGATTTAATATCCCCTTTAAGCTGTAAGCCTGTTGTGGGGTTACTATCTACTGATTCGAGATGTGAACTTTTCTTTGATTTGCTCATAAGTTGTTTTATCAATCTTTCCAGATACATGGTCTTTCACAGCCTCTTTCAAAGTTGCATAGCCTTGCATCCCTGTTGAATCAGATGTTTCTACACTTGGAATATTATTTTTAGGTTTTAATATCTTTCCATGAACTGACCTTAATTGTGCTAAAGTAAGTTCCTTAAACTCTTCCCTATCATCTTCTGGGAAGTCTGAAAGCAGTTTCTCTTTCTCTGCTGTGCGTTCAGCTTTATACTGATCCACTACAGGAGTTAATTCACTAAGCTGTTTGGCTCTTTCTTCAGCGAGGGTTTTCCATTCTTCATTTTCCTCTAGCTGTTTCTGCCTTTCAACTTCTTGAATCTTCTCAAGTTCAGCAATCTTAGATTCTGCCTTCTGTAATCGTTCTTTCTTTTGCATTACTTCCTGCAATAGTTCAGACTCACGATCACTTATGTTGTCTGCACTACTCTGGCTTTCAGTAGCCAACTCTTGTACGCTCTCTTGTACTATCTCTTCCATTGTTTCCTCCATGTTAATGAAATCTATTTGCCTATTTTAAAGTTGATAGGCTTTGCAGTTTCTTTGTCTGCATTTCTTTTAATTCTTTGTCTCGCCTCTTGTTGTGCAATCTTTATTGAATTGTTACTAAGTGGTTTGCTGTTTGTTGTTACTGCCCTACCCATATCTGCATTCCATTGTATCTTCTTAGCATTTGTACCACTCCATCCGATTGTTACACTATCAGAAGTAAATCCCCTTGTTTGTAATCCATTCATCATATCACCTGTAAGTGTAAGATTAACCTTACTACCAAACCCTGTACCACCTCTTTTAAGTTTTGGCTTACGCTCTGCATATCCTCTACTATATGATTTAAAATTCTTATTAAATACATCCCTACCTTTGTTCTGTGTCTGTACTCGTATCTCATCGGTTATTTCATTACCTACCTGTTTCCAGAACGCTTTATCAAACTTTGGTATATTAGCTAGTTTACCCAACCTTAATACCCTCTACAGTTACAGGATTAAATCTTTTTTTATCTTGTATTAGTGATGATGCTCTATCTGGTTTAATAAGTTGCTCTGACCTTGATGTTTCTCTTGCCCATCTATGTCTGCAATTAAATCCACCTGCATTGCTAAATGTATTAGGATATTTAGATTCTATCTCATCTCTAGTCAATGAACCTTCACTAGCCATTAGTAAACATATATCTCTGGTCTTATCATCTATAATTCCTAGATAAACATAAGTAGCATTAGCAGGATCAAGTTCTGCCATTTCTACTGTTACATTGCGTTCAAATTGATTTAGTGCTGTATTGGCTAATGTCTCAGCTTGATCTGCCCTTAAAACACCTCCTGCACCCCTTAAAATACCATCTGCTATCTCTTTCTCAGTAGCACCTGCAATAACACCCCTTGCTACTTCCTTCTTTATAAGTTCACCCATCACACCTGCCTGTTTAGCAAATGAGTTTCTATCTATTCTTTGTAAGGCTGTTAATGACTCTGCTGTAACTGTGCCTGTCATCTCCATAGCACCTAGTACATTCTGATACTCAAGCATTAATCTATCTATATCAGCGTTTAGGTTTAGCTTATTAAGGATAATATCTTCCATATCTAACCCTTGAAGTACAAGTAGTATCTCATTCTTACTGAGTCCTTGCTTTTGTAGATCAAAAACCTGCTTAACAAGTTCTTGCTGTACTCTTTCAACAGCTTTAGCATATTGTAATGATGCTGTGTCTTTAGCCACGCTGTAGTGCCTCTAGTAGTGGGTTAGTAGGTTGTTCTGGTTGTTCTGGTTCTAACTCTTCCATCTTTAAAGCTAACTCAGCCTCATCTATATCTGGGTTAAACTTTCGTATAAGTTCTTCACGAGTAATAAGATTATGTTCCATCATAAACTCTAATTTGTTGCGTTCCTCTGTCCATGTCATAGGAAAGCCAACCTCTGGGTAATCAACGCTGTACTTATCAGATAGGTTTGTGCCTTCATGTACGCTTAATAGTTCTCTATCTATTTCATATCTATCATGTTCAAAGTCTCTAAATACAGGGATGTCTGACTCTCTTGTTTCTATATTATCTACAGAAAGAATCTTTAATGCCTCACCACTTGGTGGTGCAGAGGACTCACCCCATCTAATTGTTAAGCTATGGTTCTGTCCTACTTGGTTGATTAAGTCCTTAACAGATTGAATCATCTGAGTTAGATTAGCACTTGGACTTACATACTGCATTGATGCACCCTCTGGGAGAGCAATTAAACGATCTACACCAAACTTTAAGTAAGGTGGTATCTCTGTATCTAATCCTGTAATCACAGGAGAACCCATCATTAACCTTGTAGCAATCATTACCTCTGTCCACGCATTAGAGGCATGAACAGCACAACGAGTAACATCCGATGCGTTAGTGTTAAACTCTACCTTAGATAATGGGATAAGGTTGTAAGGGTTTACCATCTCTAAGTTATTACCTACAGGCATCATCTTACCATTTACATTAAAACGAAAGTGCATACCTTGCTCACCATCTAAAGGCTTACTCCAGAAAGCGAACTGCCTATCTCCATTGAAGTCTCTATGTATCTCATAGCTTACACCATATACCTCACCATCATATACATACTCTTTAACAATAGGATGTATCTTATATTC